ATGTTATTTGTGGTAATAAAATTTATAATGTTACAACTGGTGTTATGATTTATAATATTAATTGTAATAATAACCAAATAACTGGAAATTGTGTTCACTCATTTAGCGATTCTGCATATTCTAATTTCGGTGGACCTCAATATGGTGGTTGTAATAGCTGGAATACCGGACAAACCCCTTAAGGAGATTATTATGAAGAGTATATTTTTTATATTGTTTTTATCATTATTTATTTTTATTAGTAATATTTTTAGTAATAGTAATATTGTATATAATAAAAAAACCAGAGTAGTTTGGGTAATAGCTTCATCTAATACTAAAATTTTAGACAATGAAGATACTTATGATCTTAAAGATAAAAATTATTTAATAAGACAAGTTAATAGTAATAATTATGATTTATACATGACAACATGTGATTTTGATTTTTATGGAATAGATACTGAAGGTAAATATATATTAGACGATAGTAGTAATGTTGTTGATAATCCAAATTATAATATAGATTCGTCAACAGATTAATATATATTTTTAGGAATTAATATGAAATTAACACAAGAACAGAAAGATAAAATATGTAAATTAGCAAGACAGGGAGCAAGTATTGGAATTCCATATTTGTTTGGTGCAAAAGCAGAAGGAATTAATGATATTGCTAAAATTAAATCAATAGATTGTAGTGGTTGGATATGCTGGCTTTTATCACAAGTTGGAGTAAATGAAATAGAAGGATCTATTAATGAATTTCAAAATTCTAATCCAGTAAGTGAAGCTTTTTCTGAAGTTGGAGATTTAATTTTTAAATTAAATATACAAGAAAATAAAATAGATCATGTTGGCATCGTTATAGATGGCGGATGGGTATCCGAATCGGAAGCTTGGGTTGGGAATGTAATAATTAGAAGATTAATAGATTTTAAAAAAGAAAATTCAACTCATAAATATGCAGGAATGAGAGAATTGAAGGGATAATATGAATTTACAGTTAATAGAAATAATTTCTGGTTGTATAATTCTTGCAACTATTTTAGCTAGAATTTTAGAAACAGTAATTGATAAATTTTTTAAAAAAGATAATATTGATTATAATGAATTATGTAAAAAATTGGATATCATTAAAGGAAATGATTTGTCTCATGTTCAAACTAGTTTGGATTTATTAATTTCTAAACAGGATTTAATTATAAAATCTTTAGATAAAAGTGAAGAATGTAGAGTTTCTGGTCACGATGAACTTTATGATGTTTTGCAAACAATAAAAGATACGCTTATAACTCTAAATCAATATATTAGAGATAAATTGAATGGCGTGTATAAATAAAGGAGTATTCTATGAATAGATTAGTTATTATATTGACAGATATTTTATATTTTATTCATGGAGTATTTTTGAGGTTATATTTAATTGTTAATATGTTTCGTAAAAATGGTAATGGAAAAAAATAAAAAAGGAGAAATTAAATGGATATTTCTACAACAACTGTTTCAGTAACTTCAATTTTAAGTAGTTTAATGAGCAACACAATTATCATGAATAGTATAAGTGGTTTTATTGGTATAACAGGAATACCATATATTGTTTCACAACTTAAAAAGTGGTACCCAAATATGCCTTATCTTTTAAAATTATTATCTTCTGAAATTCTCGGTATATTTGGTTGGTTAGTTGCTGGATTTACATCTGGACAAATAAAAGATAAATCTTCAATGTACGCATTTATAGCTATAGGTATAGCAAATGGTAGCATAGCTTCCAAATATAGAGATGTTTTTAGATATTTTGTTCCATCTCAGGAAATATCACAACAAGTAATTGATGTTTCTAAAAAAATATCAATAATAATGATAATAATTTTATCATTTATTAGTATTGGATATTGTGATTTGTTAGATAATTTGAAAAATAATATTACTGCAAGTACGTTTGCAAATCTTAAAGAACCAATGTCAATTTGCTATGGAGGTACAACTTCACTTATTGGATATAGATTAGATAATAGTTCTTCAACTCCGTTTATATTATCATTAGATTTAGGAATTATAACTGATGCGCAAAAGTTAGCTACCGGTCTAGGAATAGGTATAAATATTGGAGAGGCTTTTAAAAAATATACTCATTTTGATTTTAATTCTATATTAAAAAATGGTAGAATTGGTGGATATATTGCTAAATATCAATGGGAAAATAGAACTATAGATATGGCTGGAGTTTATATTGGAGAAATGATAGGTAAATAATATGTCTTTAATTGGTGATATATATTTATTTTCATGTATAGCTTGTTTGATTTTAATTTTCGGTACATTTGTATACGAATTTTGTATTTCTGAATATAAGGTTAAAAATGAAGACATTACTAATTAGTTTATTATTTTTTGTAGGATGTTCTGGATTAACTGTTAAACCTCCGTCTAATGTTGGTTTGTCTAATAGCGATATACAAAAAGGTGCAGTTTCAGCAATAATTGAAAAAGGTGCTTTTGCTATAGAACCGGGAGCAATAATTATTAATAATTATTTTATATTTAACACTTCTGTTACTGTAGATATTCCCAATACAAAAATACAATTTATGCCAAAAGAAAATAATACATATATGGATGATATTTGGAAAAATATTGGTTTTAGGAGTAAATAATTGAAATTTCCATTTAAAATAGTATCTTTTATTATTACTGTTCCGATTATGGGATATAATGTTAATATTCCATTAATTAAAGCAAAAGTTATTTCTAAAGATAAGTTTGAAAAAAAGGTTAATGATTCTTTTTATAAATTCAAGGAAGAGGATGGATTTACAGATGAGCGGAGAAAGGATATATGAAGATAAACTTTATAAATGTTCTGTTTGTGAACAGGATAAAGTAAGGAAACTCATTGATTCGAATTCTATTCCAACAATGTGTGATTATTGTAGGAAGCTGAAAAAATCTAATCAAATGAGAACTTTACACATGACTCAATATAAGGAAAGATTGGATTCGACTTCATTTATTTTTGTTGATGCTCCAGACGGAACTAATATAAAATTAAAAAATAAAGATGAAGAGAATTTTTATTTATCCAAACTTAAAAAGTATAAAGAAGAATATAATTTTAATAATATAGCAGATTTATCAATGTTGTCAAGAATGTTGATCCTTGAAATAGAAATGAATAGAATGCAAATAAGATGGGCAGGTATGAACCTTAATGCGCAATCCTCTCAAATTTTTACAAAACTTAGTGAAGAGATTAGAAAAATTCAAGATTCTCTTGGAATTAGTAGAGCAAAAAGAATGGATTCCGAGAGCGCTGAGGACCCGAGTGTTTTAATTAATAATCTTTTAGAAAGATTTAAAAATTTTCAAAAAGAACATCCTGAAAAATTCATTTATAAGTGTGAAAAATGTGGAAATATTCAGAAAGTTAATTTTGTAAGTGAGCAAAGGGTTTAATTATGGTAGAGAGACAATTAACTAATGATGAATTATTTTTATGTTCTTGCTTGAATAGCCCAATACCTTATTTTAATGTTATTTTACCAAGAATTGATCGTAATGTAGAATTAAGTAGAATATATCAAGACAATATGTTATTAGATCAGAATTGCGATAGTGTTCAGAGATGTGGTAGGGGAGTTGGCAAAACAACTACTTTAAAATCTGTTTTAATGCAAGATGCTCTTTTGAATCCAAATAAATCTGGTTTGTTAACAACTCCTAGCAAGGCTCATTTGGATCCGTTATTTACTGCATTGATAAATTTCATAGCAGCTGATCCTATTTATAGGAATTTTGCAGTTAGAGTTATTAGATCTCCGGAATATTTAATTGAATTTAATAATGGTTATACTTTGTATGGTAGAATTGCAGGAACTTCTGGTGGTAAGGGTGTTCTTTCACTTCATGTTAATTTCTTATATGTAGATGAGAGTCAATTATATACTGGTTCTGCATTATCAGAACTTCAGGGATGTATTATTCCAGGCGCTGTAATTAAATGTTATGGTGTTCCTAATGGTTTGAGAGATAGCTTTTTATCAATACAATGGAATAGTAACGATATACCTGAATTTAGAAAACATAAAATAACAAGACTACAAGATCCTACATTTACTGAAAAAGAAAGACAAAGGTTAATAAAGATATATGGTGGAGAGTCATCTCCAGGATATAGAAATCAAGTTTTGGGAGAAGATGATATAATTCAGCATTCAACATTTAGTTCTAAATATTATTTACCATCATTTATTGATTTACCAAATTATTATGTTTGCAATATAAATGGAAATGATATTAACGAAGATGATATAAATGATGAATTAGAATTACCTGTAATAGAGGACGATTATAAATATGCACTATGTTGTGATATAGGTTATAATCCAGATCCTTCAATTTATTTATTATTTGAAAATATACAAGGTCAAATATGGAGATTGAGTTGTAAATTTAAATTTGATTCGGTTAGATTTACAAAGCAAGCAAAAATAATAGATTATATACTTAGACAATGTAGAATATCAATAGTTGCTATAGATGCTGGAGGTGTTGGGAGATCTGTTGTTTTAGATTTAGCTAGTGATTCTGATTTTCCAGATAAACCATATAGAGTAATTCCTGTTGATTTTCAAGGAACTGTTAAATTAGGAGAAGAAATAGATTCTAATGATAATGTTAAAGAAATAACAAGTAGAATTAAGTCTCATAGTACAATTTTAATTGAAAGTATGTTTCAAAAAAAAATACTTCAATTACCAAAAGAAAATGATAATAGTGAAATTTTTAACGAAATACAAAGTTCTACAAAGACAAAATTAAAAGATGGAACTTATGTTTATCAAGGTGTAGATCATAATTTGTCAGCTATAAGATGTTTTGCAATATATCCTTTATTAATAGAAAATAATAAAATAGAATATAATGATGGGCCTGTAATAGCCTACATGGGGGTTGAAGACAATGACTGAAAATATGGAAGATAAGAAAAATAATATTAAAATAAAAAAGTCATATGAGCCACGCACTGCTGTTGGAATTACAACATGGGGAGTTCAGCAAGAAGTTTATAAAGAAGATATAGATAATCCAACATTGCTTAAGTTGTATAAACAGGTAGATGTAATTAGAGATTGTATAGAAGCTGTTACATATGGTGTTACTAATGGTGGTTTTCATTATGAACCAAGATTTGGTTCAACTATTGATGAATATCAAAAATCAGTATTAGATAGATTCTTTTTTGAACCAAATGAAAATGATACAATTGATGATCTTATAATTGATTCATGTATGGATTTATTACTTTTTGGTGAAGGTTATTGGCAGCCTATAATTAAACCAAATTTAGTTCTTAAGTTTTATCAAATGATAGATTCTAGAACAGATGTTAGAAGATTAAATATACCATTTTATTTATATAAGCTTAGTGCATATTTTGTATCACCAACTGCTACACAGCAGGGAATAATTACTGGCTTTTTACAAAAGAATAATTTTGGAATACCAATTATAACATTTAATAAAGATGAACTTATTTTCTTTAAAATGCCAAGTCCTGTATCAGACGTAAGGGGTCATTCTCCTGTAGCAAATAGAGATAATACATTGGCTTCTTATTTATTTGCCGATGAATATAATGGTAGATTTTTTTATAATAATGCAACACCAAGGCTTCATATAGATCTTGGAAAAGTAAGTGCAAAAGAAATGATGGCATTTACTGGTCAAGCAGAAAAAGAACTTAAGGGTAAACCACATCGTAATTTGGTAACAAGAGGTGGAGTTATTGTTACTCCAATTAGTTTAAAAAATTCCGATATGGAATTTAATACATATATAAAAATGTTAAGAGCAAGAATTATGGGATTTTATAAAGTTCCACCAATTATGCTTGGAATATTAGATGATAGCAAGAGTTTAAATGCTGATTATCAAATAGAAATTTTTAAATTTCTTGCAGTTAATCCAGTTCAGAAAATTATTGAAAATCGTATTAATAGAAGACTTATACCTAGATTATTTCCAAATTTTGATCTTCAATTTAAATTTAATCCAGTTAACGATTTGGATCTTATAAATCAATCTAAGATAGACGGATCTGATTTAAAAGATGGAATAAAAGTTATTAATGAAATTAGAAAGTCTAGGGGAATGAAACCAGTAGATTGGGGAAATAAACCAATATTGCCATTTAGCGATGCTTCTAAAGCAATATTAAATGTTGACGGTAGTGGTCAACCAGTTCCATTTCCAAATCAAATAATAAATCAATCTGATAAAAAAATAGATAATATAAAATTACAAACAAAGGATGAAAAAAATGGACAACAAGCAAACGAACAAGTTAATGGATAATATTAAAGTAGACGGAGAATTGAATGAAATTAATTTTATAAAATCTTATAAAAATTATGTAGAAAAACTTCCAAATAATGAATTAAATATGAAGGAAGTATTGAATGCGCATAGATTGTGCCATGTTTTATATGAAAAATTAAATAATGGTAATGAGGTTTATAATAGGTCTGGCGCTCTTAAGGGAAAACCAATTAATAAGAATTTAATTGTTGAAGAGCATAGAAATTTAGCAAAATGGTTAAGAGATAATAATTATAAACATTATAATATAACAGATTTAGATGATACGGTTAATGAGGAAAAGTTTATGAAAACATTGGGTGGAAATGATGTTATTTCTAGAAAACTAGAAATAATTAAAAGAGCTTTAATTATACAAAATGATTTAAATACTTCAAATGGGTCTGCTCTTGAACCACAAAAGCTTTATGGTGATAATAAAAAAAAGAATAAAGTATTAGACACTTCAATAAAAGAAACCATTCTTGTAAATAATAATTTAGAAAAACCTGAAAATAATAAAACTATTGATAATAATGATCCAATTAGAAAAGTTAGAACTATCAATGGGGTAAATGTTGCTATAGAATGGCCAAAAGGAAGTAAAAGAATTGGAAAAAGTGGTGATAATCCTATAAATATGAGTGCAGATTACGGTTACATACCTCACACAGATTCTCCAGATGGAATGGATATTGATTGTTATTGTGGACCTAATGATAATAGTGATAAGGTATTTAAAATGGAACAAATGAAAAATGGAATTTACGATGAAGATAAATATATGTTGGGATTTGATAGCTTAGAAGAAGCTTTAGATACTTATGTTAAAAATAAACCACCAGTTGTTAATCCTGGTGTTATACATGCATTAGGTTGGCATGAGTTTACAGATAAAATAGCAAGAAATTTAAAGAAACCCGAAGTTGATAATAGTGTTATTAAGAGTATGAATTATGAAAGCGATGGGGATAAGTTTTGGTCATTAAATTGGTATAAGTGTTATCCAAAAAGTGGAAATGATGAATTTTCATATCATCATCATTGGAGAGGATTAAGTTTAGATCAGAGTAAAATGAATGAAGAACAATTGCTTAAAACAAATAAATCAGTACATGGTGATCTTAGAATGAAGTTTAATAGTAAAGATGTATCTGGATTTACTATATTTTTAGGTACAACTAAAGAATTAGAATCTGGTAATGATTTTTACTTGAAAAAAGATTATTTTCGCGGTACTTGGAAAAATATTGAACCAGCAGGAATGATTGAGGTAAATGGAGATATAATAAATCCTGGATATGCGGGCGCAACTTCTAATTATTATGCTAAATTTATAAGAATTGAAAAAGGTAATTATTCTATTGGTGTATGGCGAGAGCATAGTATGGAAATTTTTATTAACAATGGAATATGTAAGGGTAGATACGTTATTTCATTTGTTCTAATAAATGGTAATAGAATATGGTTAATTAGAAAACAAATTGATGAAAATCCAATTTATGATAAATATAATAAAGACAAATTAATAAAAGAACTTAAATCTAAGGGTCAAACTCATTTAATTTGGTCAAAACCGGGAATAATACCTGAATTAATTACATTATAAAGGAGATTTTATGTTAATTACAGATGGGATTGCATTAGGTGATTATTTACAAAGTGATATTTTAAAGGGAGAAGATGTTTTACGTGTTTTTTCAGATTGTATGGATGATTTATATTTAAAAGTAGAAGAGATTGAAGAAAGTTATAATGAAGATATGGGAAATAATGCATTTAAAAATACTTTTAAATTGAAATATTATTCTGATCCAACTCCTGTTTATGTTGATATATCATATAAATAATTTTATATTATAATACAAATATAGTTATACAATAATATAGAATTTTAAAAGATGTCTTCTCATCTTGTTATATGTATAGAGCTATCTTATAATATTATTTTATGTACAAAAGGTATAATAAAGATAAAAATATGGAACAAAAATTCAATATAGAATCTAATTTTGATTGTGAAATAAATATACTTAAAAGTTATAAAGATATACATTCTGGTGATTGGATTTTAACTGGAATAGCTGCATCTGTTGGAGAAGACAATAATGTTCCTATTTATGTTTTAACTCCAGAGGTTATGAGAAAAGCTGCTAGTAGTGTTTTAACATATGGAGTATTGCTTTATGACCATGATCCTCATAGGGCTATTGGTAAAATAATTTCTTCAGAATATAATGAAAAATTACAGGGAATTGTAATAACTGCTGTTATATCAAAAACGGCTTCTGATATTTGGCAACAGTGCGAAGAGGGAGTATTAAAATGTCTTTCTGTAGGTGGAAAGGTTTTGGGTTATATAGAAAAACTTAGTGGAAAAACTATGGATTTGATTAGAGAGGTCACTGATTTAGTAATCAATGAAGTTTCTCTTACTCCACTATCAGCTAATGTTAGAACAAAGATATTATCTGTTGAAATTGCAAAATCTTATCAAAAAAATGATAAAAATAAAATTGAAACAAATGGAGGTAGCACAATGACGTTATTAGAAATTCAAGCAGCTGAGCAGGAAGAGAAAAAACTTGCGGAGAAAGTTTCAAATTCTCCAGAATTTTTAGAAATAAGTAAAAGTTTAGATGAAGTTATACAAAAATCAGCAAAGATAGATAGTTCAAAAAATCAGGGATTATCTCCTGTAAAAGAAAAAGATCAATCTAATGATAAAAAAGCTGGTAGTAATCAAGGTCAGCCAGATCCTGAAAAACCAGAGCCAACTGTTGAAGATAAAGGTAAAAATCAAGGTATGAAGCCAGTGGAATTACCTGCGGAAGTATATAAGAAAAAAGATGGAGATAATGCAGTTGTTGACCCTGAATTAAATCCTTCTGAAAATAAGGGTGAAATTAATGGTCAGAAATTAGAAGAAGATAAAATAGAAAAAAAGAAAAAAGATGACAAATCTCCTGTTGTTGCTGACATGAGTGTACAAAAAAATAATGAAGTTATTCCACCTGGAGATTATATTGATAATTCATTATGTGGCGATGGAAAACATTGTCATCATGTGGATTTAGGTAATACTATAGAAAAAATATCTGGTTTAACAGATCCTCAGGAAATAAAAAATTCTTTATGTAAGGTTTCAAAGGCTTTGAAAACTGGTATGTATTGCAATAAGAGTTTAGATAGTTCAAAATTTAATATTCCTAAGTTGCCAGAAGGTTTTCCTGACAATAAAATAGTAGCAGATCCTAATACTGTAACTTCTGTTACTAGTTCTTTAGATACTGGAGACAAAGTTACAAAATCATTAGATACTTCTAAAGTTGAAGATAAAAATAAAAAAGAAATAGAAGTTGTTAAGCCAATTGAAGTAACTAAGTCAATGAATGATGTTGTTTCTTTAATACAAGATTTGAAAAAATCAATGTTAACAGAACAATTGGTTAAAGAAATTTTAGCAAATGAACTTGCAAAAATTCCTGCTACCGATGTGGAAATTAAAAAAGGTTTAGCTTTAGTTACGGAAGAGATTACTTCAAAGAAAGAAGCTGAAATTCAAAAATCAAAAACAATTGAAGAGAAAATGAAAGAAGTATTGTCACAGTTAGCTGAAGTAGAATAAAAATTTAAATAATTTATGGAGGTTTTACAATGTTAGACTTGAAGAAAGCTTTAGTTACATCAACAGCATCTGGTGCCGCAATTATACCAGAAAAACTTGACCCCATTCTAGTAGAAACAGCAATAAAGGAAACGCCCCTTATTACTCTTTTAAAAGAAATGGATTGGACAGGTATTGCATATCAGTGGAATGAAAGGTCAGCTCTTAATACAGCGGCTGCCTATGATGAAGCTGATACGTTTAGTTCGAATCAATCTACTTATGGTAGAAAAACAGTTACAATTAAAATGGTAAAATCGGAAGGAGCTGTTTCTAATATTTTATATGAAACTTCAAAATCATATATAGATTCTTGGCAGGCTGAAATAGAGAGCGCAACGAAATCGGCTGCTCAAGAAGTAGAAAGGCTTTATATTGAAGGTAATGCAACAGCAAATACAAAAGAATTTGATGGACTTTCAAATCTTTGCACTCAGACAATTAATGCCGCATGTTCTGTTATTTCTTTAGATTTATTAGACCAGGCTATTGATGCAGTACAGACCAATAATGGTAAAATTAATCTTTTTGTAATGAATTTTAGAGATTTACAGAAGTTACATAAAATTATGCGTGATAAAATGTTGTATGCATGGCAGAAAGTTGAAGTTGCAGCTGGTGTATATTTAACAGAATATCGTGGTATTCCGTTATACGGAACTTCTTTCATTCCTACTAATCTAGGTAAAAGCGGTTCTGAGTCTTACGTATTAGCTTTAGATACTTCTCGTATTACTGTTCCTGTTGTTAAAAATTTCACTTATGAAGATTTAACAAGCAGAACTACAACTGATGCAAGAGCGTTCAGAGTTAAAACGTGGAGAGCATTAGCAGTTAAAGGTGCTTCAAAGTTCCATGTAAAGATTACAAACGTTTTAAGTCCAACTTACGGTAGTTAAATAGAAAAATATTCTGAGGGAGATACTTTTTGAGGGAGTATCTCCCACAGATTTTTAAAAGGAAATGGAAAATGTATCTAATCAATGGATCTTCAGACCTTCTCACAATACGAAATTATATAGGAGCATCAGATGTTTCAGATGTGTCTGATCAGGACATAATTGATTTGGTTGAATTAAATGAATCGGAAATATTTAGCGAATCATCTGTTCAATTTTATAGTACAACTGTTACAGAACTTTATGATGGTGATAATACAGGACAATTGTATTTAAATCATTTTCCAGTAGAAAGTGTTAGTTCTTTGATAGTAAATGGATCAACTTTTACAAATTATAATGTTTACAAAGATATTAATTTAATTAAACTTCCAAATTATATTTATGGTCAATTATATGGTCAAGTTTTTATTAAAGGTTTACAAAATGTTTCTGTAACATATACATACGGATGTTTAAGTTCGGAAGATCCTAATTATTTTAATTTGGCAAGGAAACTTTGTTTTAAAATGACAGAAAAGGATTTGCTAATTAGACTTTCTAATAATAAATCTGGAGGTTTAGTTTCTGAGAGATTGGATTCATATCAATTTAGTTATGGTCCAAGGGGTGCTTATGGTAATTCTATTCTCGAACTAAATAATGATATACAAGATTTATGGTTAAAAGTAGGAAGAAAAGTAATGGCAACGGTATTTTAATATGGTAAATATATTAAAAAATAATTTATCAAAAATACAGCAACAGGAAGAAAATGAAATTGATACATATGGTGTTTCTGTATCAATTTTAAATTATGATGCTAAAACATTATGTAATATATGTACATTTGATCCTTATTATAAAACTTCTTCAAATCCAGATTGTCCAAAATGTCACGGATTGGGTTATTTGTATATAACTTCAATACATAAAGAAAATGTTATAATAAAATATTTAATAGAAGAACAACAAAAAGATTTAAGTGGTGGTGATTTAATTACTGGGGATTGCAAATTATTAGCTAAATTACAATCAAAACCATATTTTGATAATTCTGTTTCTTTTCATATTCCTATTAATGTAGATGGTCAAAGTATGTGGCCGACAGGTACTGCGATTAATATTTTAAACACATCAATTAGAGTATTAATGACAAGATCTGATCCTTCTAAGGGGATACCAAATGGATAATCGAATAGATATTAACGGAAAGACAATTAATGAAAGAATTTGTAAAGTTATTACTTGGAAGCAAAATTATTTATTTAAAATGGTTTTAGATACTTTGGAATTAGAATTAAAAAAAAGTCAAAATATTGATGATTTTTATAAAAATGGCGGATTTAAGAAAGTTAAAAAAGTTCTTTTTGATAATGGTAATTCTGTAATTGAACTAGTTGATTTAATAGTAGGACAGCTAAGTATAGTTCCATCAAAGTCAATAATTGATCTTTCAAATATTGATCCAAAGGAATTAGAAAATGGCAAAAGCATATAGTATTAGAATTGAAAACAGTTCTGGTTTTAATGGATATGAAGACTTATTATTAAATATTAAAAGAAATAATATTAGCACAAAACATGGTAAAATGAGTTTTGTTAATTGGATAAAAAACCAGGTTATAGAAGTTGCTAAAAAAAATTCAGAACATTTATTAAATGATATAGTAACTAGAATGCCTGGATATAGAACAACTGGTGGTGGTTTAATAAATTCTGTAAGAGTAATAATAAGAGATAGAAAAGTAACACCAGAAGGTCATTCTTTTGAAGTTAGTTTGTTAGATTTAAGTTCTTTGAATAAAAAAAAGGCAAAAGGAAGTGATAGGTACTATTGGGAAATACAAGAAACAGGTGGAAGACCTTGGAAAATGAATTTAAATCCTAATACTTTTAAAAAAATGAGGGCATGGTTTTTTTCTCATTTAAGTGAAATTAATGCAAGGAAATTACCTCCTTCTCAATATAGGAATCAGCCTCAGTATGAAACAAATTCAGTAGTTACAGGTGTTGATAGATATGGTTTTATAAGAAGAAGGAAAATTAAACAAAGAGTTGTTTGGTTTAATAGAGGAATTGCAGCTAAGGATTTTATTAAGGAAAATATGAATAGATTGTATAATGATGTAAATAAACAATTAAGTGGAGACATTTCCGAAAGATATGTAAAATATTTAAATAGACCAAAAACAAAACAGGAAAAATAATGTATTTCGATATAAGTTTAGTTAAAAAAAGTCTTTATGATTATATTGTTTCAAATATACACAATGGAACTAGTTATATTATAGGAACTGGAACTGATCAATTAAGTATAGTAGATTCTTATCCAATAGATCCAACTGGTTTGCATTTGCCAACATTATCAATGGATATTGGCGGCGTTTCTTTTAAAAGTGATTACGAATTAGGTGGAGAAGTAACTCATTTTTATGATATAGATTTTGATCTTTTTGCAAGAACTAATTTAGAAAGAGAACAGATAATGGGTAATATTTTAAAATATATAGAAGCCACAACAATTCCATTTTATAATTATTCTAATAATGGAAGTACTAATTTAGTTTCAACATTAAAAACAGTTGCTTATGATGGTGCACCAATAAGAATATTAACTCCATCACAAGAAGAAAAATATAAGTTTTCATTAACAGCGACATTTAAATTGGTAAAATAAATAAAATTTCAATAGGAGGTCATACAATGTTTACAGGTAGAGATATAGCAGGTTTTCAAGGTAAAGAAGTCCAATTATGGACTAAAGCAGGAGCAACGTTTGTAAATTTACCAGATTTTACTTCTGTTCAAATAAGAGGCGCACAGAATTTTAATCCTGGACAGGAAGAAGCTGAAACGAAAGTATCAGAATTGGGTTTAGCTGCTCAAAAAACAATTTATGGTACTATTAGTTATACTGTTGCAACAAGTCTTTTAATTAGAGATTTAGTTAATTTAGCTAATCTTTCTGGAGTTGATACGTCGTCTTCTAGGCGTTTGTATATAGGTGATTTTAAGAAAGTAAATTGTATTAACTGGGTATTATCACCAGAAGATGAAAGTACTGTTATAATGACAGTAATAGCTGGTGGTTATAAACCAAGAATGGCTTCTGATAGTTTTGCAGTTAACGCTGATGCTACTGTTAATTTAGATGGTTCTGCTGATTCAGTTCAGGTTTTTGATGGTAAGGCAACTGTTCGTGAACACGTTGCTGATGGTGCATGTAAAATGTTTTTAATAAATTCAAGTATCACTTCTGAAACACAAATTTTAAGTATTGAATGTCCATCTGGTAATGTATTAGGTTCTTCTGATAATCCTTGGAATAACGATGGTGTTACTTTTACAGCTCATTGTGTTAACGGAGAATGTAATGTAGTATTTACAACGGCTCCAGTTAATGGTTCTAAGGTAAGAATAGTTTATACAACTACAGCTACACAGCCGTAGATTTTAGATGTTTAATTTTATAGGAGGCGGAAAATGGAAAACGGTATAAGTAATACTAATATCGAAATTAATGGTGAAGATAGGATACTTGCTAAGGTAATTAATCCAGAAGGAGAGGTAGAAATACCAATCGGGAATGGAGAAAGAAAAAAAGTATTTTGGTCTAGGATTGGATTTGAAAGTAGGGTTTATTTTAGAGCATATTTTAAAATAAAACTTAAAGAATTAATAAAAGATGGATTTTTGCCAATTGAAGGAAATTTTAATGGATGTCCTGAAGGAAAAATTGATGGAGAAAATAATGTTTTTACATTAAATCCGTCATCTTTTAAGGAATCTACTTTAAAAATATATAAAGATTCAACCCTTATACCTGAAGAGGAATATAATTACTCCCCAGATTTAAGGGTTGTTTTTTTTAATAAAGCGCCATCTACTCCAATTAGGGTTAAATATGAATATTATGATCAGGAAATATATAATCAGTTATATCAAAATAGCTTTATTAAGTGTTTGATATATTTATGTGCTAAGGATATAAATGATCATAATAAAAAAATATTTTCCAATATTGAAGATATTGGTTCTTTAACGTTAGTTGAAATTAATGAAATAGTAGCTATTCAGTCTCAGCCAAGGGAAGACGAATTAAAAAAATAATATATCCATACTCGCCCTATATGCGAAGACGTAGGTTTGCTAAATTGTATGGAATTAGTCCATTTAGTAAGTGCATATGGGGTGAAATGGCTAAAAATAATGATACATATGGTATAACAGATGAACAATTATTGCTTGATGAGTTGGCTCAAGCATATGAAAACGAGAAAGAAAAAGAATATTATGATAATTTAGACAAGAAACATTCAGTTGGTAGCAATATTAAAAAAAATAGTTCAAGTAGCATAATGATTGATCCAAGTGTTTTTAAACAAATAAAAGAAGAAGAGAATAAAAATGGCACAAGATGAAATTAAAAAAATTATAGTTGAAACATTGTCTACTGGTGATGATCCGTCTATAAAGTTTGATAAACTTGATAAAAAAATAAATCAAGCTGCCCAATCTTTAAGAAAATTTTTAAATTTACAAGAAAAAATTGGGACAATTGGTGTAAATTTATCATCATTGGATGAATCAATTAATGGATTCCCATCTAATTTTTCTGGTATTAATATTGCCCCCGGAATATCCAGTTCTAAAACACTAAATTCAAAAGTTAAAGAATCAATTGAAATACAACAAAAACAATTAAATAGATATAAAAGTCAATATGAACAATTAATGCCTCAATTTTTAGGACCAATTGCAGGATCTCAACAATTTAATAGACTTGGTTTAACTCCAGAAGAATTGTTGTCTGTTAAAAATGGACCATTACCATTAACTCAATATAATTATAAAAAGGTAAGCAGTCAGTCTCAGAAAGAATTGGAACAACAATATAGATTGGGAAATATTGGCTTTAATACATATATTTCTGAATCTGAAAAATATAATCAAAATTTAAAACAAATTCAAAAAAATATAAAAGAAACATCAGACATGATGACTACTTCTTCTGAGAAATCAGGAAAGTCATTTATGGATCAAATTAAGAAAATGTCAACATGGGCATTAGGTTGGAATTTAATTTATGGTGCAATTAGGGTTGTTGAAAATGGAATTAGGGAAACAATTGACTTAAATTTAAAATTTAATGATTCCATTGAAACAATGTCAGCATTGACTGGTAAATCTGTAAATGAAATTTCTTCTGGATTTATGAGAGGTATGCAGATTGCTTCAGAATTTGGAAAGTCATTTAAATATGTTTCTGAATCTATGGAATTATGGATTAGGCAAGGAAGGTCAGTAGAAGATACATTGTATTTAATGCGACAAGAAATGCTTTTAACTACATTAACTACAATAAAAGAATCAGAAGCAAATCATGTTTTAACAGCAATAATGGCTGAATTTAATATTAGTGCAAGAGAATCTGGAAAAATTACAGATGTTTTATTTAATTTAAGTAGAAAATATGCAATTTCAGCTGAAGAATTAGGAGAAGGTATTAAAACTGTTGGTCCAATTGCACACGAATTTGGGTTATCATTTGAGAAAACAGCTGCTATAATTACAGAAGTAACAGCAACAACTCGTCTTAATTCTACAACAATAGCAACTGCATTGAGAACAATATTTTCAAGGGTTAGAAGACCTGAAGTTATTAAAGATTTACAAGACATGGCTGGTGTTGTATCATATACTTCTACTGGATACGCAAGCCTAGGTTCTGTTTTTGAACAATTAAATGAAAAATGGAAAAATTTAAATGAAGTTCAAAGGGTTAAAATAGCACAGGATGTTGCTGGTGTTAGGCAGGTTTCTCAATTTGAAGCAATGATGAAGAATTTTACAACAGCAATTCAAGCTAATAATGTTGCACTTAATTCAGCTGGTACAGCAGAAATAGCTATGATTGAAAAAAGTAATTCTCTTAAAATAAAATTGGGCGATTTGTTAAATGAATTTCAACAAATAGGAATAGAACTTGGTAAAGCTCCATTTCAAAAATCAATAGAAGGTATTGTTACTTTTGGATTACAGGTTGCTTCATTAATAAAACTATTAGCACCAGTTATAGGTTATACTATAAGTTGGGCTATAGAATTGGGTAAATTTGTTGGAATATTTTATTTATTAAAAACAGTAATTCCATTAGTTGTAATTGGGTATTCGTCATTAACAGCGGCAATTAAATCTTTTACTGTTGCTAATTTAACATTAATTGATGTGTTATCTACTGAAATACCATTAATGGGATCATTGGCAGCTATTGGAGCTGTATGGATGATAGGTACAGAAATAGGACAAAATATTAAAGCAAATTCAGATAAAGCTGAAATTATTAAACAGGAAAAAATATATCAAGCATCTCGTGGATTAGGTTTAATAAAAGATCATTTAAATGAATTATATAAAACTGGTAAAAATATTGAAGAAATAGATTTTTTTAAGAAATCATTAATATCATACAGTAAGGGTCAGTCTGCTCAAAGTCAGTTACGCGAAATATTTAAAAATGATCAAAAATCGTTAGATATTTTTAATGAACAAATTAATAGAGGAAATTATAAAGTTGGATCGATTACTCCAAAAGGAATGACAAATAAATCAGAAATTACAAATGTTCATTTTTTAGAACAACAGGCAATAGAAGGCGCTAGAGCATATTCTGAAGCTTATGGCAAAATGACTTCAGAACCAAAAGAAAAATTAGAATCATTTATTGTTGAATTTTTTAATTCTACATTAAAAGTTAAACAGGCATTAATTGTAGAAGAGGAACAATTAAAAGTAATTACAAAAAGTAGACAAGATTATAATGATTCTTTGAAAGCTGGTTTAGGAATTTATCCAACCATTGGTAAAGAAGTTGAAACATTAACATCACAATACAATAGAAATAAAATTGCATTAAAAAGTTTAACAGATGAAAATATAAAAAATTTAACACAAATTAATGATTATAAAAATAAAATAATAAAATATTTGCAAAATATAAAAGATGAAAATGTTACAATTATAGAAAATGGTCAAGTAGAAAAATTGGAAAAATTTATTTCTGGTTTCAAGGAAGGAACTATTTCATTAGATTCTTTAAAAAATGCTTTAGATAGCGTTAATAAATCTAGCGAATTATTAAATACAGCTGGAGAAACGGAAAGTGCATTGTCATCTGGTAGTATGAAAAAAATTGTTTTAGAACAAGAAAATTCATCTATACAAGAATTAGCTAAATTTATAGAATTAAATGAAAAATATAGCGAACAAATTAATAAAATTAAAGAAGAAATGTTGGTTGAATTAAGGGGGCTTAGTGATTATACATACCAGAATTCAATTTATTTATTAGAATTAGATAAGGCAACTGGTAAACATAAAGATTTTGAAAATCAATTAGAAATGATTGGTTTGACAATGAAAAAAGAAGGTGGAACATGGCAAGATGTTACAAATCATATGCTAACTGGTGCAGATGTTCTTAATTCAAAAATAACAAAACTTGTTGACACGTTTAAACTTCAATTGGTTCAAAATTTGGGTAATATAGTAAAAGATACTGCAAATATATTTACAAATGAATTTGATAAAGCATTTGATTCAACTGAGCGTGGTGGTGTCGCTTTAAATAATAGTCTTCGTGGTATTTTAACAGATATTTCTAAAACAATTCGTAAACAATTGGTAGATAATTTTGTTGATATTACAATAAAACCATTATTGGAAAAAATAGCACCAGCTCAATTTGGATTAGCGCATCCAGAAGAGTATGCAACAATTTTACACACAACTGGCGTAAGCGTTGCAGAGATATGGAAAAATGCACTATATTCTGGTGGAGATTATATGTTTAGCTCAATAAGATCTGGTTTTGGTTATTCAAACACATCTCCAGGGTCACAAATTGATAGCTCTAGTGTTAAAAACTCTGCAATTTCTATTGGATTAAAAAATGCTGTTGATAATTTTGAACCTATACATGCAACAATGTCAACACAGGATCAGCAAAATATGATTTCTGATTCTCAAGGTGGGTTTTTTAAAAAATTAGGAAATTTTACAGGTTCATCTACTTTTAATAAAATAGTACCAGCATTAGCATTGGCAGCTGGTAATTCAATGTATCCTAATAGTTATGCTCAAGAAGGTGGAGCTGTTGGCGCATTAATTGGTTCTATTTGGGGTCAATCTGGAGTAGGATCAATTTTAGGTACTGCTATAGGATCTGCATTTAAAAAAGATAGTCCAATAGTTCAGGCATTACAAAGAATGAGTGATATATTAAGTACTAGTCATACAGAATTAAATGTAGTAAATCGTAATTTGGTTGCAATGAGACAAGCAATACAACCACTTGGTATTAGATCTAGTTATTATTTTAGACCAGGTGCGTATACTGGTGGTAGTACTTCTATAGTAATAAATACTAAAGTATCAGCAAAAGAAATAGCATCTGCATTAAGTGAACATTTAACAACTGGTAGTTTTTCAGCACTTAGGAGTATTTAATGAATATTTATTATGATGTATTTAATACTTGGATAACTTCAAATTGGATAATAAGTAGATTAAATAATAATGGGCAGGAGTCTTCCAATCCTGTAATTTATAATGGATGTTTTATACAAAATGTTGATGCTTATGTTATACCATGCCCTGGAAATACAGAAGTAAATCGTGGAATTCAATCTAATATTCAAATAGTAAAACTTGCAAATGGTGGAGAAGTTGTTGTTTCTCCTAAAATTAAATCAATAAAAATGCAAACAAAATGGGAAATTTCAGAAGCTACAGACCCAATTGATTTAATTAATATAGAAGGATATATTAAATCTGATATTAATAATAAAATGAAAGTTAGAGTTTATACTCATATTCCTTCTCAATCTTTTGATGGATATTTTTTAAATACAAGTAAAATATATTTATTTAGTGGTGTTAATCAACTCTATAAGTTAGATATTGACTTCAAGGAAATATAGAATATGCCTTTAAGATTGAGCGAAAGCGCTTTGCAAACAATTACAAATAAAGATATTACAACCTATTATGATATAGTAATAAATGGTATTTGTTATACTTCGTATATTAAGGATTTTAATTGGCAGAATGATTCTCAATTCAGTATTAAAAATGCTACTATTAAAATAGAAAATGAAAATGGACAGTTTAGTAATACTTTTAATAAAGGTGATTCTGTATTAATAATAGAAGGTTTATATAATTCTTCAAATATTTTAGAATCTTTTAATAAGTTTAAAGGTCAGATATTTCAAATTTCTCCAGAATCAACTGGTATTGATGAAATACAATTAACGTGTGTTGATAATTTGACAGTTTTACAAGATACAGATGTTGATGATTTATTTGAATCTGGATATTGTTATATACAATCAATGCCACTGCAGTCAACAGGTGGTGTTAAATTAGAGGAATCTAAAATAATTGCAACATGTACACAAAATGGACCAACTGTAAGTAGTGGTTCTTGTTATATATATGTTGATGATGCTAATGGATTTGAGCCAGGAACAGCAACTATTAATATTATAACATATAATACCGATGGTTTAATTGATACAACAATAACTAAAATTTTTACTATTGTTTCTGTAGATTTAATTAATAATCAATTAAAAGTTTCAAATATAACTCCGGTTAACAGTATATCTTCTGGAGACATAATAAGACAATCTAATAGCCAAATGTCAAATACTTTAAATTTTGGACAATTTTTTGATTTTGGTTATTGGTCAACAACAAACTATCAGGGTAATAATGGAATATCTAGGTATTTTAATGATGTTAATGGTAATCCAACATTAAAGTATTGGTTCAATTCTGTAAATTTTGTTAGTCCAAAATTAATTCCAATAATTAATATACATGATGTTGGAAATTTAATAGAAGATCCTCAATTTAATGGATTTACTATTGGATATGAGGTCGGACAATTACAAATTAATTCAATGTTAAATATAGTTCAATTTGAAGTTTGGTCATATTTTCATTATTATGAATTACCTTTTTTTATTGAAGATGTAATTGAACAAATTTTATTATTAAAAGATAATTATAAAAATAATGTTTTTGTTTCTTCTCAAATTTTAAATCAAAAAATGACAGAAGACGGAAATGCAATTGATGTTTTATATCCAAATGTTGAAGAAGTTGAAATAGAAAATGTTATATATGAACCATATAATATATTTTATCATAAATATAATAATATTCAAAGTAATTTATTGAAATCAGATTATCAAATTAGTGACGGTAGTATTATACAAAATTATCCAAGTGCAGTATCGCCCGGTGTTTTCGATGGTTCTCTAAATTCAGTTTGCCAAAGGTATGGATGTGTAATAGTGAGTGGTGCTAATAAAAATACAATAATAACTTATAATTATTCAAATAATCCATCTAAAGATTATACTTTTAAAACATTACAATCATCTGGCGTTAAATTATCTGTAATAGATTATAGATTTCAAAATTCTAAAATTAGATATGATGCTATAAAGGAATTGTGTAACTTAGTTGCTCCAAATTATGTAATATATTACGATGGTTATGATAAAGTTTGGTTAAAATATCTACAACAGAGAAGTAATGATGCCAGTAATCCAAATAATTATGATTATGAATTACCATTAATTCAATCTCATACTGAATTTCAAGATGCTGATATTTACACAAGAGTAAGAATGCTTGGTCATAACTCAATGCCAAATAATCTTTTACCTAATAAATTGGATTCAACAAATCCTTATCAGAATAATAGCAATTATACTGCATTCGCTTCTCAGCAGAAATTGGTTTTAGCTCCAGCTGATTATTCTTCAATGATTAATTCTTTAACTGGATTACCTAATTATTATTATTTAAAAGTTGATAATTTAAATACATCTACTTGTAATTTGCAGTCAATATTAACAGTTCCTCAATATCCAAAATTGTGGATAAATAATCAATCTCAGGGAACAACTACTACACTGGTTGATAATTATCCTGCAGAAGGTTGGACTTATATTACAAATACAAATTCAAATGGTAATGGCGTTAGTTATATTGGTTTTGCTTTTATACCAGAAACAAATTTTAATTTGCCTTTTAATTTTTATATAGGAAGTATGTTGTTTATCTCAACAGATCCAAATTCTGAAGCATACGACCCAATTACAGATTCTTATTTAAAAACTGTTTTAACTACAAATAATTCAAATGAATATTTTAGTGGAACAACAGGAATGTGGGAAGTTAATTTTATTAATAGCATGCCCGGAAGTAAATGGGGAAGCGAATCTGTTAAATCAATAACTTCTATAGATTTCAGCGTAAGTATAAACAATGTTTGGAAATTTCAACCTAAAAATAATAATGATATAGGAGCACCTTATGAAGTTTTTAAAGTTGATTCGAAATATGTTCAATTATCAACACCTTCTCCGTTATATCTATTAAGTTGTACTACATATTACAATGGATTATATACTCCGGGAAGTTTAATAAATGGTTGGACAACTTGGTTATTTGATAGAGATACTAAAACACCAGCAAATTGTATTAGTTATGCTGGAACATCAAGTAATAGTTATTTTATATTGGATTGCACTTTGTCTGATATAACAACAGTACAGTCAATTAGTTTTTTTGTTCCACAAACAGTATTGTATCTTGGGAGAATAACTGGAGATTTTACTTTTAAATTTTTTGATTCAAATAATAATTTAATAGGATACGAATCTTATCCATTAGATATAATAATTAATGGACAGATTTATGATCATTATACTGTTCAATTTAATTTACGTTCTGGTGTTAAAAGAATACAGATTTATATTAATTCAATTCAAATAAGTACAACACCACCCC